CAGTTTTTTAATTCCGAGTAGGAAATGTGGGGCATTTATTTCTCGTTGGTAGTTTTTGTTTTTGTTCTTTTGCGTGAAACAGAGGTTTTAAAAATCCAAGTTTTCTCTAACCCTCTATCGTGACAATTGTCAATTGTAAGTGAAGTCGTCATACAAATTAAATTTTTGTGACCATTGATTATTAAAAACTCATTGATATCAGCGGCAGTAACTTTTCTTTTAACACTATCTTCACTCATTTCAGATTTAACATTCGCAACTTTGCGAGGGGGAACTTTCATTGTCACCAATAATTCTTGTTTTGTCTTTTTAATTGTAGCATATTTTTCAATATATTCATTAATATTCATTTGCTAATTCATCCAATAAGTCTATCTTTTTCATCAGAACTGGGCACATCTTACTAAGCTTATTGCCCTCTCTCATATAAAAACGCTCAAATCCTGTTGCAAAATATTCTGCCAACGATGTAACAGAATAAGCACCAGGAAATAGTCCCATAACTAAATTGTTAAGGCGTTCATAGCCAATGTCTTGGTATAAGAACATATCAAAGTCTTGATCATAATTTACATTTAAGAACTCTTCTAATATAACATCATAGCCCTCATTTTTCAAGATACTATATAATCTTTTTCGTTTTCCAAGAAACTCCACCATTAATCTTTGATCACCATAGATCAGATCTCTGTTATTGTCTTCAACAGCGTGTGCCATCTCGTGGATAATATCATCATACATATCTTCCTCAGAGGCTTGAAAATTTGAGATATACAAAACCCCATCTAAATACATGGCGTTAAGCTCTCTATCTATCATTTCTGGAAATGTGCCAATCTTTACAGCATCGACATATCTAAAATATGCCGTGGGCATCATTTGTTCTATCTTATCAAGAACAGCGCGAAGATTGATGTGTTCGGGTAATGGATCTTCAGACCAAACAGGTATCTCATTATTTAAGTAATAAATCCCTGATCGTTCAACACTTTCTTTAATATATCCAATTAAAAGTGTTGACATAATTAACAACCATCTTCTGCTAATGCCTCTTCTTGTGCCATTTTCTGACCAACATCAACATCATTTAGTGCCTGATGATATCCACGAATCCAGTTTTCCTCAGCAACAGCCATTAAAAATTCAGGAAATTCTGTAGCCATTGTCTCAACAATCATTTCTACAGTTACCTCTCCAGAATCAGGATCGTGTCTTTCACCGACATAATTTACTAACCAATTTTTCATTTCGGTGTCGGTTTCAACCGTTTCTTTTAACGTTTCAGTTTCGTCGTAATTCATTTTTACCTCTATAAAATTGCGGCTGCGATTGTAGCAACCTTACTTCTTTCGCCTTTCTTTAGTGTAATGTGACCAGAGATTTCCTGATCCTTCATTTTTTCAACAACATACGACAAGCCATTTGTTGTAGCATCGACGTATACATTATCAATTTGTTCAATATCGCCGGTAAAAACAATTTTTGTATTTTCACCAACACGAGTAATTATTGTCTTAATTTCGTGAGCGCTTAAATTTTGACATTCATCAATAATGATAAATGCGTTTGAAATTGAACGACCACGAATATAAGTTAATGCCTCAATTTCTATTGTACCCTTTTCTACATACATTTCAAGAGTTGCCCTGTCGTCACCCATAAGATATTGTAAATTATCTTGGATTGGCATAAGCCAGGGAATCATTTTTTCTTGCATATCTCCAGGCAGAAATCCGATGTCTTTACCCATAGGCTGAACTGGTCGGGACACAATTAGTCTTTTATATCGTGTCTCCGCGCCCACAACTTGCTCAAGACCGGCTGCCAAGCTTATAAGACTCTTACCGCTACCTGCTTTTCCAATAACACTTACGAGCGGCAAGTCTGGATTCATTAACATATCTAAAGCAAACTTTTGTTCTTTGTTTCTTGCCTGAACTCCCCAAACTCCGTTTTTATGCCCAACGACTTCACGGATTGGTTCTGCATAAGATTTAAAAAACGCTAAGGCAGTTTTCTTTGGATCTGTTTCAGAAGTTAACATAATAAACTGATTGTTGTATAAGCAGTCACAATCTTCTTCTAATAACGATTCATCTAAATAAATGTCTTGCTTGTCATAAAAGTCTTCAATATAACTTTCAGGCACTTGAATTTCAACAAATCCCTCATATAGCTTGCCGACATCTTGCACCACTTGGTCTGATTCATAACCTTCACACTTTAGCCCAAGAGAGTCGCAAATAACTCTTAGTTGAATATCGCGTGTTACTAATACAACTTCTTCTTTAGAAAGCGCTCGCTCTGTCAGAGCAGTAGCAATAATAATATGATCAGCATTCTTTTTGTCCAATTCTGCTGGAATATAACTGCTATCATATCCTGTGGCATAAACAGTTCCTTTATCCTCGCCAAGGGATACACCTTCTTGTAGTGTTCCCTTTTCTCTAAGCTTATCGAGGAATCTAACAATATTTCTTGCGTTAGATCCAACAACATCTTGTCGTTTTTTGTGTTTATCAATCTCCTCTAAAACTTTTAAAGGTATGATAATATCATGAGAGCCAAATTTAATGATTGACCGATGATCCGTTAAAAAGACGCTAGTATCAATTACATATTTACGATGCGACATTAAGTATCCTTAATACAATAAATAGTGTTAATACTATTATAACACATCAAGGAAGCGATTGAAGAGAATAAGATTTTTTTCGTATTCGGCTCTTCTCTTTTCTTCAGAAAAATCAACCTTGTTTATTCCTAAATCGCGCCTCATCATTTTTGCAACTCTTGATTTACCATCAGACGCTCGTTTAATAATCTCATTAAGAGTTCTTTCGTTGCTAAAAGCAACAATTGCGTCTTGAAAAGTTCTGGTTAGTTGAGCGTGCGAGGCTACATTTGTAAAACCAATACGCTCTGCTGATACTACTCTTTCCTTGTCATATTGAACAAAAGTAATTGATTCTTCAATTTTTGGAAGAAAGTGTTTGTAAGCTAAAATAATAAGTTGCTTACTCTCGTTAATAAACGGAGTGCTGTTTTTGTGAAAGCCTTGAATACCATCACCTCTTCTACGAAACTTGTGCGAGTGCTCATTTAAAATATCTTCGTATTTATCAATTTGACCAAATGGAAACTTCAGCAAGCTTTCAGTTACATCGTTTGCGATATCACGAAAATATTTTCCCTCATTTAAACCCACACCAAAAGTAATATCTTGCCCTTCACACCAAGCAAGCATGGATTTAGCGAGTGCTTTTCTTTTTCTTTCTGGAATGAATCCAGTTCTCTGATTGTTAACCTCATTTCTTAACTTTTTGAGCCAATCAGTATTGTATTTGTTAAGCCAGCGATCAGAGACAATCTCATTAATAACATCAATAAAATCATCATCGCTTACTTTATCAACCGCTTCAAGTGGTGAAATAAAGTCTTCGTTTTCAACATAGGAAAACTGGTTACGAGAGCCGTGGTATTTTTTCATAGTACCTTAAGTAGTTTTACGCTCCCAGAATTCCTCATAAAAATAGTGTAGAATTGTCATTACAACGGTAAGTATTGCTGTGAGTTCGATAGATTTTTTAATCTCTCCCAAATACCAATAACTGACAATTGTTGCAACAATAGTAGAGATTATTCTCCAAACAACAACTTTTTTTATTCTATCATTCATAAGATGGAGCCACCTGTCGGACTCGAACCGACGACCTGATGCTTACAAGGCAACTGCTCTACCAACTGAGCTAAGGTGGCGTTATTCAAGTGTTAGATCTTGCACAGGTGCGTGCCACTCAGTCCAAGCGTGAAAACTATCATGCCAAGGCTGACCCGTTGAAGACCAAGTTAAACGCATGTTTTTATCAATTATATAGAACATGGGGAAATAATGGTCGTTACGATAAGGTCTAAATTGCTCTGACCCCTCTCCAATAATTCTTGGGTCTACAGCAAGGACTGGATAATTGCTAAGATTGTAATCTGTGTGTAATTTTGCTACATCGCCAGGAGACGCCCAGAGACCATCATTATTTGTTGTTATAACATTAATAGTTGTAACATCAAGGTGTCTTAGTTGCTGATATGGTCCATCATTATCAAGCCAAGCACGACACTCATCACAAACTGTGTTCATAATAACAAGAACTACAACATCGCCCTCAAAACTATAAAGACTAATTTCTCGTCCAAGTTGATCAATTCCAATAAGATCACAGATTTTTGGTCTTAGTTCTTTTTCCTTTGGGGCAATATGATAATCCCTATTTTCCATTATTGTTGTACAGCGCTCAACAAATTCACGTCCATCAATAGTAATATCTGGGATTTCTAATACTTTAACATCAGTCTCTTCGATAGTATCTACTTTTTCAGTAGTATCACTTGGTTCCTCATCGATGGGTGGGGTAGTCTTTGAACCACAACCAAGTAACGACAATGTTAAAATAATATTTTTCATAGTAAATGGTACGCCCGGTGGGAATTGAACCCACGACATTTGCTTTATAAGAACAACGCTCTAACCCCTGAGCTACGGGCGTATAAGTAGGGGTTTATTAAGCGTCTAACTTTTGTTATTTATGCTCTGTAAGCTGTCTCAAAATGGCACGCCCTGTAGGACTTGAACCTACGACCCACAGCTTAGAAGGCTGTTGCTCTATCCATCTGAGCTAAGGGCGCAAAGTGGCTGCCCCTCTCGGGCTCGAACCGAGGACACACGGATTAACAGTCCGTTGCTCTAACCAACTGAGCTAAGGGGCAGCGATTTTAACTATTGGTGTTTTTAGTCTCTTGGACATGAAGTCGAACATCTTGAGCGGTGGTCTTAACAGTCTGCATAGCTTTTCTCACACGGGTGCCAGCAGCCGAGTTGCCATCATTATAGAACTTATCATAATCAGTTCTCGTTTGCTCAAGAAGGGTAATCAACTCATCAAGAGTGTTTGGTGTATTTTCCATTTTATTCTCCTATAGGTTATACATCAAAAGAAAGTTTACCATCATTAGTCTCTACGGAAATATTCCATCCAGAGATAAACGGACTTTCTTCAATCAAGTTTTTAACAGGCACTTGGACCTCTGCGGTAAGTGTTGTAAAACCGCGTTTATGATCGTATCTTTCAGTTGAGTGTTCAATAAATTCAAGATCATAGAAATTTTCACTAATTGTTTCAGCAATATATTCTTCAAAAGCGAAACTGCCTCGCTCATAATCATCAAGATAGCCTTCATCTCGCATGTGCGAAAGAACTTCACCAGTCCAACGATTTGTCGCCTTCAAACGAGAGTTTGACACAATAGAGGCAAACTCTTCAATAACTGAAGTTTCTGAAATGGCAGTATCAATATGGGTTTCGTTGTAATGAACAACATCACAACCATCCTCATAAGTCAAAGTTGCAACTGCATCTTCAGCCAAATTTAGTGATTTTAATTTTTGTACAAATGACATAATTTTTCCTATTCGTAATTTTATAAAACCTCAACCTTATTGATGTCGAGGCTATAGATTCTTTCAAACTCCCTTCCATCGGAAGGGATACGAATAGTATAACATCGTTGTTCGTATTCTTTAAGGTTCCAAGCAGAAATAATTTTCCCTACCTTCTCAGTTCCATCATCATCTACAAACTTACATTGTCTGCCGATGTTTTCTTCCCAAGGTGCTGGACCTAAAAGCCACCACGATGAACCACGCCTCATGCTCTACTCACATATTTTAAATCTTTGCGCTCAAACCACTCACAACCCCAACGACCATTCCGACCAATAGGTGCGTGGCTCTTCATCCATTTGACATAATATATATCATAGGCATAACGATTGTCAACCTTAACAATAATGCCGCGTAATGGAATATTATCTTCGCGATATCTTGAACGATAAAAATCACTAAATGGATACAGTGCATCGAGATTTGCCCCGTAGCTTGACAAAGCTACGAGGTCTCCTACTTTCATTGGTTTCATCAGCCACTCACCAGTTCAAGGTCGCGCTCGCTGAAATATGAGCGGGTAGGCTCTTCGCCGTTCCAAAGAACTCTTGCTTGCCCAGAGCCACTGTCGGTAACAAGCCCAACTTTGCCAGCGAAGCCCCAACGTTTTGCTCGCTTGGTTTCTTTTCCACGAACAAGCTGACCGGGTTTGTACTTGGGTTCAGGAGGCTTACAAGCGTGAATCAACTGGGTAACATTATCAACAAAGTATCCGGCGAAGTAATCGGTGTAGGGATCGTCTTCGTCACCAGCCCGACGAACTCTCATGCAAGTGATATCACCCTTGGTAACATCGGTTGAGCCATTGGGAAAGAAAGAACAGATCTTGTCTTCATACTGAAACCAACACCTGCCATGGTCGTCAATCTCAACTTTGATGCCGAGGTATTTTTCAATTTTCTTGATTGCTTTTGCACAGTTCATTACTAGCTCCTTTTTACATATATAATATAGCTGATATTGTTGAGTTTGTCCAGAGAAAGTTTGTCAAGTAAATGTCAAGAACCAATCGCACAAGTTGTCATATTAAAGACAATCCAAAATAAGATTGTCGAGGTCGTAAAAATAAATAAACTTGCTTTATTATTGGGCTTCATTAACTCTCCATGTTACAACGATATAATACTACATTATCATTAAGGTTTGTGTCAAACAATTGTAAAGAACATATGATATACAATATGACAAAATGCAAACCCAGTTGCGACATACAGCGCTATCTCAATTATATCTAAAATTTTATTTTTCATTCTAAATGATCTCGTCTACTAACCCATATTTTAAACAGGTCTCAGCGTCAAACCACAGGTCGCGCTTGAGTATATCATTTAGTTGTTTTTTTGGAATTTTTGTGTGTTTGTTGTAAATGTCACGAATTGTTTCCATAAGAATATCACAATTCTCCATGCTGTCCTTAAGGGCTTCATAATTTCCCCACATACCAGATGATAACTGGTGGATTAACATAAAAGAATGTTTGTGAATGTATCTCTTCTCCGCGACAACACTCATAAGTGTGGCTGCTGATGCAGCACAACCATCAATATAAGAGTGAACTGGAACCTTACATCCGGCGATATAGTCAACTGCTGCAAAGCCAGAAAAGACAGATCCCCCATAACTACAAATGTGTAGTCTAATTGGAATGTCATCTGCTTCTAAAACGGTAGAACGATTTCTGATACTATTTGAAACTCTGGTTATACTCTTGTTTAACGATAAGACTTTTGGTCTGCTTACTTCAGAGTAAAAATAAATATTGTTGTCTTGGGCAGATACTATATTATTATCATCTGAGCCGTTTGATTCCTCATCGCCTCGGGCAGCATCAAATTGGTCTGCCAACCAAAATATATCTTTCATTTTATTTTCCAGTTTTAGATTGTAATGCAAGTTTTAGATATTCATCGGTAATCTGAAGGGTATATTCCTCATCGACGGCAGTCATGATTTCAATGATATCTACTAAAAACTCTTTTGTTGTCTCTTGCTTGATGGCAGAGTCATAAGCTATGCTCTCTTCCATTATACTATATAGTTCTTCAGCAACCCATAATACATCGTTACAAGCTAAAAATTTAGCAGCATAGATTTTTGCAAGTTGTTTTCTTTTAATCGCCACAAAGTAAATACGAGCAGAAAAAGAAAACGGAGACAACTTTCGCTGCCTCCGTCTTTGGAGATAAACAAAATTTTTGTTTATTGAATTTCAAGTGGAATAGTTTCACCTGAAAATACTTGTGTTCTGATTGGCAATCCGTCAGGTCCAGCAAACAAATCTGTTTCCAAATGGTACACAGAAATACCGCCCCAACCCTCACTTAAACCAGAAGACTGGATAGTAAGTTGACCATCATCTTCAAACTTACAAAACATCTGGGTATCACCAGAATAGACACTTACAAAGACTTCCTCTGCGTCGTGCCCATCATAAGTTACAGACAAGCTGCTTCCGATACTCAACGAGGTTTCCTCAGTATCGATATCAGTTGCAGTTGGCACAACAGCAAAACCAGGAACTTCCCACGCTCCAAAATAAGATGAGAAGTCTCCAGGTGCCTGAGCGTCCAGAATGTCTCCAGCATTAAAGTCAGGGCGTTGATCAACAACCTCTACACCATCAAAAGAATAATTATCCCAAGTATAGGTTGGTTGTGCGTCAACAGGCTCCTGATCAATCCTGTAAGTTTCTTTTTCCGTGCGGACTTCAAACCAAGCACCAACGGAGCGAGAATCATCAGGGATTCCAGGGATAGAACCTTCTGGAAATGCTCGTTGGACTTCTTCGTGAGTTCCAACCCAGCAATCACCAACATTCAATGACTCTAGAGGGTCATTACAATATTTAAGATCGCCTGGTGGTTCCCAGAAAAATGCTCCAACATTGTCAGACTGCATCTCTGCGTCAACCTCAGTTGTTCCCACAACATTTTGTACATTGATAGTGCCAGCGAGCCGACATACATCAATATCAAGGTTCTTAATTGGTTCACACTCAGCAGCGCTTGAGCCTTCTCCATCCATAAACTGAACGGTTTCTTGAGACCAGAGACGATTATCAACAACAGTAGTCGCTGTAAAGGTTACCTCATCACCGACAAGAACGCTACAAACAAAATATCCGTCGTCATCTGTGGTAGCAGTTGAAAATGACTGAGCACCATCGCAAGTCACCTCGGCTCCACGAACTGGAAATCCAGTGATATCAAGAATGCGTCCTGAAGCACAGGAAGGCACAAATCCTTGGTCACAATTCCACCAAGAAAAGTGTGAAGCTTCAAACTGAAATGAAATAACTCCATCTTCTTCAACGACAGTTCCAACACCTTCTTCAACCCACTTGCCCACACTTGGGTCAAATGACCAAGAAGACTGAGTATCTCCTGGGGACAATTGATAAACCTCTGGCAGATCGCCATTAGTAATTGGGATTTCCAAAAATGCTGGCATATCAGAAGAAATCATTAATTCCTGACCATCAGCGCCAAACAAAGCCACATCAACCATACCATAAGATACAAGCTGTGAAACATTTGCGACATCCTTTGTCGTATCGCTTGGAGTGCTGTGTCCAATTGCTGTTAAGTCAGTTGGTGCGCCCCATACTTCTTGTGTGGAGGGATCAACATGAGTGATTTGAACCGTGACTTCACCCGTATACAAGGATCCACCAGGGTTAAAAAAAGAATTTTCTACAAATCTAATTTTAGTTCCAAATACCTCAACATTGCTGGGAGTCGTACTATCAATCGCAACAAGTCCATCTGCCTCGATTAAAGAAGCATTTGAAGCCACAGTCTCCCACGAGTGAAGGGTGGCGCTTGTATAATTCTTAGCATATCCCTGCTTTGAGAACTCAATAACGATATTCTCTGCCGGATCCACATCAAGCAAAGTGTAAGAGCCATCATCAGCAGTCACCGCAGTCACATCCTGTGTTGATACATTTACACCGCCCAAAGGAGATCCATCAATTGATGTTACAATACCAGACACTTTTCCATGAACTGGTCCAGTATAAACATCATCATAATTTTGTCCTGCTCGACAACCAATTGCGAGCAATCCAAGTGTAATTAATCTAATCATTTTTTTCCTTTTAGTTATTTAGTAAATTAATAAGGTCTGCCTTCTTAAGAGAAGAATATCCAGTAAGTCCGCGTTCCTTAGCCATATTTTTTAATTCTGCTACTGTATAATTGCTTAAATCCTCTGTCTCAGTCTCAGCTTCTTTTGAACCTCCAATAAGATTCATAAGCTGTTCGTGAGTACCAGAGAAAAACTCAGTAACTCTTGTTTTTAGTGTTGTCATTTTTTCCTCTTTGAAAATGGTGGAGATGGCGGGAGTCGAACCCGCGTCCACAATAAGTCCAATAGTAGTCGTTCACAAGTTTAGTCAATTTTTGCCGGGTCGTAATCCCAACCTTTCCACTTTGAAATTGACAAAAACGGGGTGATTAATCAACTGCCAAGCTAAACCCTCACCCTATCCAGTTGATATGTTTTGGTAGTTATAAAATACCGCTTACTACCCTGTTGCAGTATTTGCTCAAATTGGATAGAAGGCTTTGAGCGACCTCCCGATTAAGCAGCGAGTGCTACGTCGAAGTTTGCGTTATTGTTTGCAATTGTTGTTTTTGAACGATTAAGGTTGTTCAAACCTACTTGCACTATTTTTCTTTCTTACTCTGTCGAAGCCGTTTCATCCCCTCAATTTAACTACAAACTGACGAATCTTCCTCGCTCATCGCCTTGCCAGTCTCCCTTCAACCAATTTAACACCCATTTGTTGTGGGTTCGTTGGAGACCTTGAACCCTGTTCCCTTTATAAGTTTGTAGTTCTTTATATATTTTTAAAATATATCACACTTTGTCATCATTATCAATATCTAATTCTGAAAAGTAGTCATCTACTTTATATTTTTTAACCAGATCATAAAAATCTGATTGACTTATACCTAAAAATCTTGTTGCCTCTGCTTTTGTACGCGAGGCAGAATACACCCATTTAAATACTGCGTCCTGAACTATTGAATGCATTGAATACCAAATTGGTAAACCAAATAATCTACCTTCCAATACTTTGGAGGCTAACTCTAATTTGATACCAATAACTTCTTCTAAGGTTAACTGACTTAACATAACTTCAAATTCATCATTTGATCTATTTTCAAGTCTCAGTTTTTTAATTAAACTATAATGTTTGTTTTTACCTTGTAGTCTTCTTTGTTTCTTCCAACTCAAGTTCCACCTACCCACCCAGGGTAACATACAAAAATGGGTGTTTTCAAATTTTTTTAAAATATTTTATAAAGGATCGTTGTCTTCAGACTGAATTCCTGTGTCAGACATGCCAGCATCTGCTGCTTTTCGCTGATCGTAATCGGGGTTATCCGGCTCAGGTACAACAGCTTGAAGCTCTTCCTCAAACTCATCAAAGTATAATTGAAGATTTGTTATTAAATAATCAGCATATATGTCACGATCATTTTGATCAAACAAGCCGTTATAAGTCTTCTTAATAACATTTTCAATCTGCTTCATGCTACGGAGAGCTTCAACAGCACCAGTCCTATCTTCACCTGCAATTGCAAAGTCTTCAAGCTCTGCTTCTTCTTTTGCTTTTTCAGCATCGACTTCACTTTCTTCTTCAGGTTTTTCTCTACCAATGTCAATTCTTTTATTAGCATCTGGCGCATCATCACCAATATTAACATCAATTTGCTCTTCGATACCGACTGCCTCTTCACCAGGATCTTTGTCTGGGGTGGCATTAAAGTTTGTATCGGATACAGTAATCAGATTTTGGATTGCGTTCAAAATATGTGTTCTGTAAGATTTTCTCTGATCAACAGATGTTCTTAATGAGGTATATGCCTCTTCAAGTTCAGGTAAGATTTTTTTAAGATCACGACGCAAGAATGCGATGCCAGTAGACTCATCTCCCTCGCCTTCTTTTTCATTAAGAAGGGAGCGGATAATGGTGCGAAGCTTCATCTCCTCTTCAAGGATTGCCTTGGCTTTCGCTTCCTTCTTTTCTCTAATAATTTTAATCGCTCTACGAATCTGCTCTCTGAGCTTAAGTTCTTCAACGAATTGTTGTCTATCAATCATCCTATAAAGACTCCTGCTTCTAATAAATAGTTTGCTATCTCTTCAACTTCACTTTGTTCTTTGGCTATTTTAAACTTGGGACCAACATTTCCTGACTTACCAGTCTCAGGGTCAACCTCGTTTGTTCGGTCGTCTGCGTCACGGGCACTTGGGTAATTTGAACCAGGCTGCCCTCTGACACCACGATCCTCTTCAAGTTCTTCGTCTTCACGGAAAATAGTGGGGTTTTCCTCATCGTTTTCATCTTTTTTACCAACGCTTATCGCAACATTACCACCAGACATAGAGGAGATCTCTTCAAGGGCGTCGTCAACGTCCATATTCTCCTCTATAACCTTCTCTAATAAATTAAAGATGTCCAGACCTTCCCCTATTTTATACAAAGCGCTAGGGTTCAAAGGAGGCGTAGCAGTGGTGCCATCATCATAGTTAGGTCGCTCTTGTCTTTGGTATGTGTCACGACCAGCAAGGTCATCCATTAAATTTTGAAGAGCATTCTCTGATTTTCGTGCTACATCGGGGACATGATATGAGAATTCTTTTAAATCACCATCGGCAATTGCTTCACGCATATATGTAGCAGAGATAGGTTGACCAGCATATTTGGAGCCCTCGGGATAACTAAAGTCCTCGGCACGAACCTTAACAGGTGGTTCTGTAACCGTCACACCCTCGCGATAGTATCGAGAACCAGGCTGGTGTGATTGTGCAAACTTAACTGCTCGCTCGTAGTCACCACCTTTTGTGGATGCTCCCATAGCAACAGCCATATTTCCATCTTTTAATTCTTGTGGATCAATCTCTTGTACAAGATCATAAGCATCAGCCATTGGATTTTCGTAATCGTCGCCTTTTTTGTTTTGACGCTTACGAGCACGAATAAGTGTTACATTCGGACCCTCGGAGATTCCATACTCTTTCCAAGTTCGCACAGCCTCGTCAAAACCAATACTAATTCTGCCTTGTGAATCTGTGCGTTGTGAGTCACCAATAACAATTGCTACCCGCTCGACGGAAGGGTGATCCAAATAAGACTTAACAAGATTGTAGTGTCCAAGATGCGGGGGTTTAAATCCGCCTGGAATAATCACAAGATATTTCTTGTCCTCTGGGTTGCTTGGCTCATTTGTCACTGTTCTTTCTAATGCCGAAGGATAATCAAAATATTTTTCAACCTCGTCAATTTTCTTAACAGAGTTGATATATCTGCGATAAACAGCGGCTGCGGACTTCTTGCCCGCTGCTTTTGCTCGTTGCTCCATCGCCACGGCTGCCTGAACCTTGTGTGCGTGGGAACGACCAGAACGCTTGATTTTATTAACGCTTTTCTCTGCATCTTCAACGGTTGCAAACTTAAGTCCGTGAATTGTGCCTTTTGGATCCTCATCTGTATAAAGATCGCTGTGTTTTTTAGACTTTGCCTTTTGACCTTTCTTTCTTGGGATCCTTGGATTACTTTTTGATTCGTCTAAGTTCTGTCCCTTAAGCGGTGGCACCTTACCCCTACCATATCTGAAAAGCCCAAGAAGTTGATTTATAGGGGCAAAATTACCTGTAAACTTGTACACTTGGTCGCCAATCTGAAAAACAAAACCCTCAACGGCTGTACTAATATTGTCGTGGTGCTTAAGTTTTTTTAGCTGTTGAAATAAAATCTCATGCGCCTCTTCTGCCCCTGGACCTGAATAATCACGGAGAGTTTTTATAGCTTCAGCCACTTCTTTCTTTAATTTTTCTACCTGTGCCTCGTTATCGAGGATATAAGCACTTTGCAGCCCACGGAGAAGTTCAACAGAGAAATCATGAATTGCGTCTTCGAGAGGATAAGTAAATTTTTTAATGAGAGCGGGACCATACTTTATAAATGCGCTGATCTTTTCTTTTTCAGTCTTGGGCATACCTTTTGTAATCTGTGGTATACCCAAAGCCCCGTCTTTGCGAAGAATGCGGTCAACAACTGCTTGTTTTATGTCCTCTGACAAATAAGCAAGCTTTTGGTTGAGATATTCGAATATATTAGCCTCTAAAAACTCACCAATCGTCATATCACCAGTAAATCCAGCTTTTTCCATCTTATTTAAGGCGATATTGAGGTCATAATCGCTGTCAAGCTTGTTTAATTTAAGAGCAGCAGTACGACGAACCGAGAAGTCTTCGTCTTGAAGCCTTTCTTCAAAACGATCAATAACTTTATCCAAAGCAGCAGAATTGTTAGCTGTGTTCACAAGTTTTAACTGATTTGTCTCTTCATCGTATTCTTTGTGCCCCGTTGGGTGAATTGAAAGCACATTTGCGTCATAATTCACAACATTTGAGGCACTTGGACCTTGAATTTCGGTATTATAAAAAACTTCGTCGTTTTCACCAAAGATAGCGTCTAACTCTTTCTCTGAGAGGGTGCCTAAAGCCATAGAATAGGCTCTGAAGGCGTCCAAGTAAACTTTGCGAACTTCGGGTCCGCCTTTAAACTCACGGGCAGCCAGAGTGCCAAAATCCATACCACCTTTTGCCATATCGCCTTTATTGCGAGCGGCTCGGGGTTTGCCATCGACATATCCCAAATAAATATTGTATCCGTCTGTCTTCTCGGTTCCTTCAAGTTCTCCACGAGAAGCAGCAGATAATATTTTCTTAATGTCGTTAAATGTTAAGGACGGATCACTATACAAGTGAGCCATCCCTCCTGCTACTCCACCCATAATTAGATGTCCTTATCTTCTTCCAAGATTGAAACTTGCTCTTCTAGAATAGCAATCTTTTCCTGCAACCTTCTTGTTTGCTTTTTAATATGACTAAGTTGTTCCTTAGCCATAGCCAAACGTCTTTGTTCGGTCTGTGTGCGGGGATTTAAAGAAGACAAAGTTTCTCCAAGAGCTTGAATATACTCTCGGAGACCAACTTCGCTCTTTCTACCTTCTTTAAGATTTGTTAAAAACTTTCTTGTTAGAGCGTCGTAATCCATTTTAGTCCTTCTTATTTGGTTTTAAAGCAACTTTAGGTGGTGCTCCGGCTGGTTTTACAAAAGGCTTGGCTGCTGGGGCTGGTTTTGCCTCTGGAACTGGAGCGGGCGCTGGTTGTGCTACCTCTTCTTGTGCTGCAAGCTCTGCTGCTCTTCTTCTTAACCATTTCTTTTTTGGTGATGCCATTATTTATCTCCTTTTATGTGAATAATGTATTTTGGGCAAATCATTTTTTGCTTTTACGCATGCCCATTTGCCCTCAGAGAGCTTTTCTACCATGTGTTGATAAGCATTCTCAAGATTGGCAAAGGGATCGTAAATTCGTGTTGTGTCATCTTCCCAGACAACGATGTATTCGTCAAAATCATTTCCTGTTACTTTGTCCATCTCTTTTTGAGACTTTCAAATAACTCGTTCTGATACCATTCATCATTGGAGATAGTCTCCTCCACAACCTCTTTTTCCTGAGCCTCCTCAAGCTCCTCATTCTCTTCGAGAGTTTTTCCAGGGGTTCTCGCCTTCTTAGCCTTGCGCTCTTTTTCTGCTTTCTCAGCGCGTGCCTGTGCTGCGTCCATTTGCTCTTTAGAGTCGTACCCGCTTAGGTAAGCGAGATAGCCATCATTGGACTCATCAAGCTCTTCTGCCTCAGCCATAACAACATGACCACACATTGGGCATCTCATGCCAGCCTCAAGATCATCATGACGCTTTCCACCACAGTGTTCCTCGTCAAGTTGTTCTTCTCTGTTTTCTTCCATATAACGTGGATCATTCATGGTTTGAGCAATATAATATGCAGCAACTGGGTCTTTTTCTGCAATATCGGCAAAAGAAGCATTAACGCCTTGGCTTCTAAGTTCACGATCGATATCATCTAATTTCTGATCTTTCTCGGTCTGACCGGCTCTTAAACGTTTTTCAAGATCGGCTCTTAAAGAAGGTGCAGGGCGCTTTGGTGCACCTTCACCCTCCTCTGCTTCATTCATCTTAAGCTTTTCGGCTTCACGACGATCAGAGTCACGGGGAGTATCACGTTTCTTGCGCTCCTCGATCTCTTCTTCCTCGTTGACTTCCTCAACGGATTTCTTTTTCTGTAAGGCTTTAAAGTCCGCACCTGTAATTTCATCTTCTGGTGGGGCTGCTGACGCAATCTCGTGTTGATCGCCTTTTAATTTTTCTGTAAGAGCGGCAACCACCTTTGCGGTGATTTCTTCTTTTAATTGATCATAATTTGCCATTTTATGAGTATCTCCTGTAATATGTTTATAATTAGTTTCTTCAAGACCATTCTTCAATGAATCTTCCCAATCGCGGAAGTAATAGCCGTTGCCTTTTAAATAAGCTTCGCCTTCCATAGCTCGCATGTGGGCGTTTGTTTGGGCATACCCTGGTGTTGTCTCACCTGCGATCTCAGGATTAAGGTCTCCACGACAATTTTGGGTGTGGTGGATCAATTCGTGAGATAAAGAGCGCAAAATGTCCTTTGGATGACGCTTATCAACAAAAACTACAATCTCTTCGGTCTCTGGATTGTAATATGCGGTCTTTCCAAGCACATTTTCGGCATTTTGAGCGTCAGAATCAAAGAAAATCGTTGGAGGGCGATTAAAACCCATTCTTTTCTGAGCGTATGGTAAAAAAGACTTAAGATATGGTCCCATGTGGCTCATATCATGTCCAGAACGATTTTTAACGATAATCTTCATGAAAAACGACTCCAAATATGCAAAAAGTCATTATAAATAGTGTCGAATATATCTTTAAATACTAAAAAACCCCGTTTTCACGGGGCTTTGTCGGTTTCTTTGAGAAGTTCAAGGATTTTTATTGTATTATCGGCTCCAAGGTGTAAAATACCAATGCCTCCTGCTTCTGTAAACGGTTTTACCTTTGTTTCAAAATCATCAATCAAAATATTTGGTTTTCCGTCCTCAGAAATAGCATATTTGTACTTATCATGAGCAAAATTCACCTTATCGGGGCTCAAACCTAAGTTTTTTTCAACCCAAAGCAACTTTCCGCTCAATGATTCATCATGTCCCTTCTTGTCCATCGGAGAAGTTAGGATATCGGGGTCAAACTGGCGAATATAAGACCATAATCGCTTACCACCGGGTTGCCATTCAAGATTTGCCCAAAAATCCTCGTCATCATGCACAAGATGGTACATATAAGTTGTTGCAGCACTTGATTTTCCAGGTGAAAACTTCTGAATATCGTCAACGGTGACGTAGTTTCTACCTAAATCTTCAACAACTGCTGCTGCAAGCTCTGGATTCTTAGGATTTTCGCTTGATAACTCACGATTGATTGCTTCAACCGCTCCTTTTTCAAAATTACACAGAACACCGTCCATGTCACAATAGATTTTATACGGATAATAACTCATTTTCTTTACTTACTTTCGACAAAACGTGCAAACTAACAACGAGAACCTCTCTTTCTCGCCCTAAAAGCGATAATTTGTTCTTAGATTTAACAATTTCGTTGATTCTCGCCAATGCTACTTTTCTCGAACCCCTTTTTTCTAAATATAATTCAGCAATAATACCAATTTTCTTTTCCTGCTCGTAGCCATCTGGTCCTAACTCCGACCACTGAACCAAATCGCCAATATCAAGTCGTTCCATAGACTTAATTCCAAATGGCTCTTCGCTAAGTGGTGTCTTTTTAGAACTCATTTACTCTCTTTATTGGCTTTTTTGGCACTTCGCTGTGCTCTATACACAATAAGTAGGCTCAACATGGTCCCAACCGACAAAGTTGAGATAAATTCTTTATATTGTTGGAGTTTTTTAACTTTTTTCTTAAGTTTTTCCTTATTCATACTTTCCTGCACCCCAATGAATGTAACTCATAAGGCACTGAGCCTTGTGTTTTTCGAATCGTGCCTCGTCCAACTGGATACCGAGACGCTTGGCGAGGCGCTTTCCGCGCTTCCAAGCCTCAAACTCTTCCTCGATAAGCGAAATGCGGTACTTGTCCGTCTTGTTTTTGCGACCGTCGTACCCACAAGCGGCATGAGCAGGAAACTCTTTTTGAAACTTAGTCCAGTTTTCGCGAATCAAAGCGTGCCCACACTCGTGAAGGAGAGCATAAAGTTTGTTTTCAATGCCTCGTCTGGAACAAATGTGGATTTGTTTGATATCAGACATGCAAACATCGTCCAAGTCCGAGCCTTCAAACACATCATAGCCAAGTCGATGGACGGCATATTGCCAAACAAGAGAATAAGCGCTGTGAAGTTCTTGACGGTCAACCATAGGATCTCCTTACATTATTAATATAACACAACTTTAAAGGTTTTGTGTCAAGGAAATGTCAAGAAAACCCTTATGCAGCATTCTCTAGGATGATCTTACGATATCGAAGAAGAGCAAGTTCTTTGTGCTTTGCCTCAATCATAATATCGAAGTCGTTGCCGTAGTCATTGAGGGGCGTCAGTACATAATCAGAATGAGCCTGCGGCTTAATCTTGGGATCGTTGTATTCTTCACACCGAGACTCGGCGTAGTGAACAACAGGCTTGATATCGCCCCACGTTGATAAAGCCATCTCAAGCGCTTCTTGCTCGGTTTGGTTGCCGGGATGAAGCATATGATGGTGATAGTCAAACACAATAGGAATACCGATACGCTTGTATACACCCTCATACAACTCCTCTGTGGTATACAAAGAAGGCTTGTCGTCGTTTTCAACAGTCAGGCGGGAACGCACAGACTCAGGCAACCGCTCAAAGTTGCGGCAGAAAGTATCAAGCGCGGTGGGCTTATCTCCATAAGCCGCACCAACGTGAATATTAAGTTTGGCGTATGGCGTGCGAGGTAAACCAATCATATCAAATACTTTACCATGGACAGACAAGTCAGTCTCGGTAAGTTTGTAAACCCGCTCTTTTGGAGAAGCAAGTTTGTTGAATGGACCTGGATGAGAAGTTAGCCGCATGCCGTGCTCTTTCGCAAACTCACCAATGCGCTTACAGTGGTAAGAGATCATCTCATAGTCTGGGAGTTCTTCCATCTCGTACTCGGAAGCCCAAGGAAAGATGTCCGAGGACAAACGATAGAAATAAATATCGTTAGCCAAGTTCCAGTGCAGAATGCGATGCAGATCCTGTACGTTCTGTAGGGCAAGTTCTGATGCGTAAGCGATACCACGCTCGTCAAAAGTCTTGCGAATCATAGAACGATTCGTTGTAATACGTTTGCTCTTGGGACGATTGGAAAACCCCATATTGATGCATGCATAACCAAAATTCTTCACACTACCTCCTAAGTACATGAATAACATAGCATATAACGAATGAGGTTGTCAAGTATTAATTTTAGTTTTTATAACTGTTAATTCTTCGCCCCAATGCCAAATAGGACCATATGCAGTGTTCTTTTGCCATTTCACTTTAACAAAACACTCTGGATAAGTCATATCAAAAAGCATTGAGTCGTATTCGGGTGTTTCGACTTCTATAACAATACCAATATCATCTTTATATTCATCTGATAAGATCCACTGAAAAGAGCCAGACATACTGCCGCTTTCAATAACCTTAACTCTCTGAACTAAGTCGCCTACCTTGAACATCTAAAATAATTAGATGTTTATTGTTCTTTGGCTGTAATCTTCTTTGTACGAGATGAAAAGTCAGAATATTGTTCTTTCTTTTTATTTATATTCTTCTCAAGATCAGACATTCTTTTTTCTAAGTCTTTAAGATCCTTTTCAGCATTTTCTTTCTTAACTGTTGTTTGATTAAACTTACTAGCAATAAAGTTTTGTAGTCTGGCGGTGGTATTAAAGTCCTCGATGGGTGTTTCGGGATCTGCTTCTTCTAACTCTTGACTTAAAACTTTTAGAAACTCTTCTTCGATGTCATCGTCTACAATCTTTGAAACATCAGAATTTACACGCATAGCAGCCAAGCCTGGAAGTGGCTCTTTGTCGTCTAAATCTCCACCATACAGACTTTTTGCCAATTCTCCTGCATCAAGAACTGCTCCAATCGCTGGACCTGCAACAGGTATTGCTTCAACCCCTTTACGAAGAACTTTAGTAAGAACACCCTGTCCAGTTTTCTTAATCTTATAATTTTTAAGGGCTGTGCGAAGTTGCCCCACGGTTTCTATTTCATCTGAGCTTACTTGTTCTTCGTCTGGATCTTCTTGTTCATTGACATATCCGCGCCAAGACTCAACTATATTTTTCATCTCGGACATGTATCAATCAAACTCCGCGCCTGTAATATCTTTTATGCGATTTAATATTGTGTTTAATTGTCCGCGATATTTTCCTAAATCAACATCCGGTGCTGAAGCAATCTTGGTGATAACATCAGAGATTTGCTGAACAAGAGATCGCTCAATATTGGTAAAGTCTCCACCAATATCGCCAGCCTGAACGCCTTTAGCTTGTGAACGCAACTCACCAGCTTGCGCTGTTTTCGTCATTCCTTTTGTACCAAGTTTTACCTTGTCCTGTTCGGAAACAACCTCTTTAATAAGCGTTCTTAGGTATTCTTTGGAGATCTTCACTTGTTTAGCATCTCCGCTAACTCAGCAGCAATAAGTTCTTCCAAACCTTCGCGTGTGGTAACAAAACCAATGTTGCCTGCTTCTCTACCGTACTCACCTTCAGGCTCATCCATAGGTTCTTCTTCTGGTGGATTTAATCCAAGTT